TATATTTTTATGTTCATTTTTGTTTCATGAAAGTTTATGAAGCTAAATTAAAACCAAATACAGAAGTCGAAAGTTTTTCGCTTGTGTTCGGTGCGGCAGTAGAAACTAAACTTTCACACTTTGCCAGCGAAATTGAAACTCCGACTTTCTTTGCAAATGAAGAGAAAAGAATTATTTACTCGGTTGCAATGAGACCAAATAAAATGATTTTTAGAAAGGACGTAAACGGTGAGCCTGCAAATGTTTTTTTCAGCAAGCAAACGGTAGAGCAGATACAGCAATCATATTTTAGAAGCAATAATAAAGGTTTAGTTAAAATGAACCTTAATCACTCCGAAGATAAAATTGATGGTGTTTATCCAATTGAAAGTTGGATGGTAAATGATCCAGAGGTTGACAAATCTAAAACATTAATGATGCAGGATGTTTTGCATGACGATTTAATAATTGGCTACAAAATAGACAATCAAGATGTTTGGGAAAACTTTGTAAAAACTGGTAAGGTTGATGGACTTTCAGTTGAAGCATTTTTAGATTACGAAATTACAAATCCAATAAATATGAATATAGAAGAAAAAAAGTCATTTATTCAGGAGGTTATCGAAGCGGCTAAGTCTGTTTTTATGGTAACGCCTCCAGAAAAAACAGCCGAGGAATTAGCAGCCGAAAAACTTGCACTCGATGGAGCAGGCGGAGCAGGTGATCTAGTGCCAGATCCTATGGCAGAATTACAAGCCAAGTACGATTCAGTTATAGCAGAAAATGCAGACCTAAAAGAGCAACTTTCGGTAATGCAGGCTAAAATGGTTGAAGACGATACTAAGCTTGAAACAATGAAAACGCAAATTGAAACTTTTAAGGCGGATGCAATTGCTATTAAAAACCTTCCAAATGAGAAAGTGAAAACTTATGCGGAAATGACACCATTAGAAAAATTTAGATTTAACAAGTAAATTATGGCAAAGTATAAATTAAAAGAAGGTATTGTAATTAGTCCATTTGGCGGTAATACGAGAATAGACGAAACGAACCTTACAGATGAAATTGCAGAGTATCTAATTGAAAGTGGAGAAGCTAGCAAACAGGACTTTAAAAATGCTAAAGCAGATTTGACAGAAGAAGAAAAGGCAGAATTAAAAGCAAAAAAAGAAGCAGAAAAATTAACAAGTAAAAAATAAAAAATCATGGCAATAACTTATAATAAAGTTGACATTAGAGGTGTAGCAGCCGAGCCGATTATCGAAGAAATACTCTTTGAAAATCAAACAATTGCTAAGGGCTTAGTTACGTTTGAAACAGATGTAAAAGCCGAAACAATATTTACCGAAGCAAGCGCAACAGCTACTTTCCAAGAATTTACTTGTGGCGTTCCTACAAGTGCGGGAGAGTTAAGCGCTTTTGATTCAGTTGTAACGCCTAAAAAAGGTATGTTCTACCAAGAATTTTGTCCTGACAATTTGCGTTTTTCTCGTTTTAAAAGAGATATGGCGCCAGGTGCATTCAATAATACAAGTTCAGAATTTGATCGTATTGTTATTGGTGGGATTTATGCAAAGAAAATTTCTTTAGCCTTAGAGCAAGAGTATTGGAACGGAGCAACAGCGGCAACTAAAACATCAGTAGCAGCATTGACCGCTGGAGCAGGAAATGGAGCAGTAGGAGCAGCCGAAAAAACATTGGTAGCAGCTTTAACAGCTAGTCAGATTGATGGTGTTGTTACTAAAATGATTTACAATGATTCAAATGCAACTCAAACCGCTGGTTTAGGTACTAGAATAAAAGTAGCAGGGACAACCTTAACCGTTGCAAATTTAAAGGCAGAATTTGACAAAATTTATGCGGCAATACCTGCTGAGGTTTTATCAAATGTAGAGCAGCCAATTATCTACGCTCCTAAAAATGTAAAGCAAATGATTGTGGCAGCTAACAATGTGGTTAGCGATTTCAATAAACCATTTGATGTTAACCCAGCAGCGACTGAGTTTTACTTTAACGGCTTGTTGATTGAGTTTGTACCGACACCTTCAAACGTTGTTATTGCAGCTTTAAAATCTCACATCTTTTGGGTTACTGATTTAGCTTCAGATAACAACACGATGAAGATTGACAAGATTGCAGAGAACAGAGAAGACATGTTTATCAAGTCTGTTTTAACAATCGGCGCACACGTTGCAAATCAAAAGTTTAACGTTTTATACGTAGGCTAAAAAATAAACAGGGGAGCTAATACTCCCCTTTAAAAAATAAAAATATGTGTGTAGCATTAAGCGGAAGCAGAAAATTAGCCTGTACATCAGGCGAAGCAGGTATATTAGCGATAGGCATCGGAGTTTATAATTCAGCAGTTCGAGTTGTAAAAACAAATACTGGAGTTGTAACTATTGCACCAGCATTTATAGCAGATTCGATAAGCCGTTACGAAGTAAAAGCAACAACAGCTAATTACGTAGAAAATGGCGTAGCAGGTGGCGACAATCGAAGCAAGGGGGTTACTGGTAACTTACCAATAATATTAAACGTACCTATTGGCGATGGTGTTAAAACGATTGCAGAGGTAACTAAATTATTAGATGGAGAGGTAGTTCTTTTTATCGAGCGTAAAGATGGAACGGTAACGGTAGCAGGATCAAGGAACGGTGCTATGGCGATTACAGCCGACGACCAAACAGGCGGAACAATTGGAGATTTAAACGGCGTAACCGTAACATTTCAAACGATGGAGCCCGATTTTTCGAGAACGTATCTTTTAACCGCTCCAGCATTAATTGAATATGCAGCGGCAATTAAAGCAGTAGAATAATAAATAAGAAACTAAAGGAAAGCCGTACTTTGTTGCGGCTTTTTTTATATATTTTTAAAAATGAAAGTATTATTTCTAAATACCTTACTTAAATTTTCATTAATTCCAAGAAAATATCCTTTACCAAATGATATTTTAACTTTATCTTTACGAAAAGAGATTGACAATACTATTTTAACGCCTGAAATTACATTTACAGTAGGTCAAAAATTAGAGATAACAATTATAGAACAACCTTTAGATTTTGAGATTTTAAATAAATACGAGTTTGAGTTAAAAAACGGAACGGAAATAATATATTTGGGTAAAATACAAATACTAAAAGCGGGTACAAACACACAAAACTTTGAATATGGCAGCCAAAACGGAAGATTCCAATACTAATAAGGGTTTGCAAACCTTTGCTTTTGAAGCAACGCCAGAAAGGTTTAGTGCATTTCAACCGATTGATATAAAACCACGCCAGGGAATAGACTATATTTTAAATGGCCCAAATAATATCAACTTTAAGACATACAAAGATGCTTATGATGACAGCCCGACAAATAGTAGCATCATAAACGATTACGTTTCTTACATGTACGGTGAGGGCTTAATTAACGAATTAACGAAAACAAATCTAAAACAATACATATCAAATGAGGATGTTTTATTACTTTGCCTAGATTTATATTTATACGGAGGGTGCAGCATACAAATCATTTGGGATTCCTCAACTAAAAGACCGATTAGAATAAAATACGTACCCGTTTATAAGTTAGCTATTCGTTACGACATGCAAAACTTAGAAGTTACTGGTTATTGGTATAGTTATGATTGGATTAATAAATACAAATACCGTCCAGAGTTATATCCAAGTTTTTCAGGCGCATATAAAGGCAATGATTTAGAAATAATGCTAATTAGAAGCCCGACATCAGAGCCGTTTTTTCCAGTACCTACTTATATTAGTGGGATTCCATGGGCGAAAGTTGAGGGCGAGTTAGGAAATGGAGCGATAAACCATTTTAAAAATGGCTTATCTATGATGACTATAATTAATTATAATCAAGGTAGGCAAGCCACAACCGAAACCGCAAAAGCAGAAGCCGACAAGGTGCGCAAGATGGCAACAGGTAGCGCAAATCAAAGCAACGTAATTGTTTCCTTTAACGATTCAGCAGAAGAAAGCGTTACGGTTGATCAGCTCAGCCCTCCAGAATTAAACCAGCAAAATGTATTCTTTGCCGAAGAAGCGGAACGAAAATTACAAATTGCACATGGTATGCCAAAAATTTTATATAGCGGTGATCAAAGCGGAGGCGGATTTTCTAACAATGCCGAGGAGTATTCAATGGCATTAAAGATTTTATATCGTAAAAAAATAAATCCATTAAGAGATATTTTAACAAGCGGTTTAAAAAAAGTGTTAGATTTGATTGATGCCGAAATAGTGCCATGGTTTAAAGATTTTGAAGAAGAAGATAAATTAGAAAGCAATGATTAAACTTTGGTTAAAAGAAAACGATATTCCTTCACTTACTAGCTTTGCAGGTAATATAGATAGCGACAGTTTGAAGCCGTTTATATTTATAGCACAAACAACGGATTTAAAACGTGTTTTAGGGTTGCTTTTGTACGAAAAAATCAATACTGATTATATTGCTGACACTTTATCGGGCGTTTATTTAACTATCTTTGATAATTACGTTATTGATATGCTCGTTTATTTTAGTTGTTCGCATTATATTGCCATGAATAGCAGTAAGGTAAGCAACAACGGAATAATAAAGACCGAACAAAGCACCGATTTAAAGGAGATTGATAGACTTTCAGCAAGATATAATCAACTTGCAAATAGTGTTATGGTAAGCTTTCAGGAATATATGGTTGATATTGACATTCCAGAGTACGGTAAGAATTGCGAAGATAAAGTAAAGACTAATATAATAGGCTGGTATTAATATGGCACAAGAAAAT